ATCAAACCCAGTCGTCAGCACACCCACGTTGCAGATCACTTGAACGTCGCCGTTCTCAAACCGCTTGACGATGTCTGCCCGATCATCCAGATCCGTATAGGCGTCCATGTACTCAGCCCTGACGCCAGCATCCAAAAACTGGGTCTGGATGTGCTTGGCATGCACCCGGTTCACAGCGAAGCATATGGTAGACCGTCCCTCGCCACGCTCCAGCCATGTCGTCACGATGTCAGCCACAAGCTCCTTCTTGTCCATCACATGGCCCAACCCCTTGAGATCGTAATCTCCGGCGACTGTCTTGACCCCCGCCAGATCAGGATGGGCAGGGGCATAGCACCGGAAGTCCGACAGGTGGCCCAGTTCGATCAGCTCATTCAGGGTAGAGCCTATGATCAGGTGATCCCACCGCCCAGGCGCTCCCATGCCCTTCGCCCAAGGTGTAGCCGTCAACCCCACAAACGGAACATGCTTCCACTCAGGCCGATTCATCCAGTCTTCGTAAAGCTTGAACATGACATGGGCTTCATCCACAATGACCAAATCCGCAGCGGGTATAGTCCTCCTAGCCAAGGTTTGGACGGAGCAGACTTGCACAGGCTGCGCGTAGTCCGTCATCTCGTGCTGGCCTTGCATCACGCCAATCTCGAAGATCCCGTTCTGGCGGAACCGCTCCACCGTCTGATCGATCAGGCTCAACGCAGGGACGCAGAACAGCACCCGCTTGTCTTTGGCCCTAGCCATGTTGATGATCGCAGCCGCTATGACAGTTTTGCCGCTGCCGGTGGGCGATTGAACCACTGGCCGTCTTGAACCTGTCCCTAGCGCCTGCCGTAGTTCTGTTATGGCTCGTGTTTGGTAGTCCCTGAGTTCCATTGCTCTGCTCGCGTTTCGCGTGTTATATACTATAGTAACTAATAGTCATCCTCTGGCTAGGATGTAGTTAGTTACAATGATAGGTTACTGGTTACAGATTATGCCACTCCAATGGACCGGCCCGGCACTCTATTAGAGCGGGGGTTGATTGTGCCGCTGGCAATGTCACGCTCAAGTCCATAGCGAACACATTTGAAGTCTGCCCGTAAGATTTTATTCTCATGTGTCGTCGTACCAATAGCTGCTTTTCGAGCTTAGCTACGCACTTTCGAACTTGGGATATTGATAACCCACAGTCGGCTGATAGCCGGTTCATTGATGGGAAACACGTAGCTTTGTCGTCAGCGTAGTTCGACAACACAAGCAGAACCATCTTCTCTTGGCACGGAAGAGGTTGTTTTATGGCCCACGCCATGGCTTGGAACGACATAAGGTATACTCCGGTAATCACGGAGCATTGCAAATCAGACCAAAGACGGGTAAACCGGTTTAGGTCCAACGTGCGTTGCAGCGCATGGTTGGTTAAGAGGCTCGCTGGCTTGCACCCCCAGCGGGCCTCAATCTTTAGATGTTAGCGGGGTCCCAACCTTCTGGCAAGGGCTCTTTCACCAACAGATACATAGCCATCATGGCCGTCTTGGGGATCGCTACTTCGCCGCCTTGCCACCTGTAAAATGCGCGCTGTCCGATACCTAAATATTTACATATGTCGATCCGGCGCATTCCCGTTTTTTCCACCATTCGCAGAAATTCAATTGAATTTTTCGTGTGCATTTGTGGCTCCATTTATGTCGATGGGGCATACTAAAATGAATTATAGGCATAAAGCAACCCCCTATTTTGACTTTTTATGGGCCTCGATAATTGTTTCCCGATTTAATTGCACCCATTGCAGGGTTTTAAGCGCAGCCTCCATCAATGGCAAACGGCGCTCAGTGTCTTCCAAAATCTCTTTGGGGCGCTCATTGGCGGCCACCAGCCGTTTGACGGTGGTGACATAGCTGCGGTGGGCTGTGACGGCGTCCTGGAGCGCCGCAACCTGTTGCCCGATGCTGATCTTCATCGACGCCCCACGAAGTATGGCGGGGCCATCCTCAAACCCTCTGGCATAGGCTTTGGGTTAGGGCCGAAGAGATACCAAGCGCAGTTGTCCTTGCCGGTGTTCTTTGACCCTTCGATCCATTTCACGCGCCCCACAGCTACGATCATCCGGCAGTAGTACATAAAAGGGGTGGATTGTTTGGTGAACATCCAATCAGCGTCAAACAACAACCAGGTGGGGGTTAGATTTGCAAACCGCCAAATCATAGGGTGCAGGATCGGCCTCGACCAAGGTGGGTTTGTGATGATGTGGGTAGCCCCCGCCAAATGATTGGGCATGAGGAACGTCGCGTCCAGTTCCGGGTAGATGCTCTCAGGGTTTATATCGAACGCAGAGGCACACTGATGCCCATGCTTCTCTAAGTGGCGGATGAGGTGCCCCTCGCCAGCACAAGGCTCACAGAACTTTGTATTGGCGGGGAGATAGGGCAGAAGAGGCAACACAGCCTCCTCTGGAGTCGCATAAAAGTCCATTGGCCTACGTTTGAAGTCTGATCGCTTCCCCATAGCGTCCCCCTATCAATCTATGTTGTCTTGGATCATATTCCAGAACATCAGCGCCAAAAAGGCCATGGTGCCAAAGCTCCCAACGATGATGATGCCGGTAATCATGGTGAAGCATATGTTTAACAGAATTTGTATGTAGTCAGTCATTTGTCCTCACAGAAGTTCTTGATACAGGGCGAAGATGGCGCAGAAAAACATGATGATGATGGCGAAGGAGAAGACAATTCCCAGCGCCTCAATCATTTTTCTTCTCCATCGTGATTTTCTTCAACAGTACGCTCATGCTGTCTACGGCTCTGGGGGTCTTGATTATGGAATCAAGATCCACAAGCCTGGCTTGCAACTGATTGCCGTATTCTGACAGATTGAAGTTCAAGCTCGCAACCAAAAATCGGGATTCAGTCCACCCAAGGTACCAAGCCCAATCGGAATAGTACCACCAGCTACGCTCATTGAACGCCCGCACATGTGTCGGGTCTTGCCATGCCCCATATGACAAGTCATACGGAACGCAAATATGGAACTCGCCTCCGTCGCATAGAAGGTCTACGCATGTCTTCATTGCTGTGGTTAAGTCAACCAAATGTTCCAAGACATCGTTCGCGATAATTTTTTCAAACATCCCCTTGTTCAAAGGAAAGGGAGCAAAGCGTTTCGCAAATACCGTACTGCCCCAAACGATAGGGGAGCAGATGTCCAAACACAGATCCGGCGAGGTTCGCGCCAGGATATCGACGTTTAGGCAGTCCTCTCGCCAATCTTTGCCTGACCCAAGATTCATGATTTTTGGCGCTTCACTCATTTTTCCCCTCCAGTGCTTTACGGGCAATATTCATCGCGCTGTCCCCGTCCCAATAACCCAGCGCCGCTATCTCCCGCAGCGCCACCTCCAGTTTCTCGATGCGGCGTCCGCGCTTTAACAGCAGTGCGTTGTAATGCACCAACCATTCCTGCCATTGCGGAAAGGTTAGTTCCCCGACTCCCGGTATTTTGAGGTCTTTAGTCATCTTTCCCCTCCAGTGCTTTGCGGGCAATCTCAGTTGCTTTTTGACGCGCTTCTTCGTGATCTGGCGTTGCAATCCAAGCTATCTCCTGCAGCGCCGCCTGTAGTTCTTCAATACGGTGGAAACAACTATGCAATTCCGCCTCCAACTGCTCGATGCGGTCGGCGTCTCGCATCATGTTGTTGAAGGTTCGAACAAGTTCCGCCTCTAGCTTCTTGACATGAGACTTCAATTTTTCATTATCTTCTAACAAGTTCAGTACGATTTGTTCGTAACGCATCATAATCTCAGAATGTTCCATCATTCTTCCCCCATCAGCATCTCAAGCTTCGTTCTGTTATCGTCGTCCAGATAATAGCCCAGCCCGCGCCGGGTGCAGACCTCGATGCCATGCTCCCGCAGCTTCTTCTTCAGCTTGTGCAGCGCCACCTTCACCCGATGCCGGGCATAGTCCTCGCCTTCGCCACGGTTGGTCTGGCCGCTCCTAGAGCAGATGGCGTCCAAGAAGGCGTAGGTAGCCAGCCGCTTGCTGTAGATGCCCAGCAACAGGGCTGAGTGCTGATAGGAGAACAGGTGCAAAAACGGGTTGTTCACCGGCACGAGGTCCTCGCGAAGTTGGCGAAGTTCCTCCTCAAGCTTGCCGATGTACCTCTTTAATGAGGCGACGTGGATGTCGGCAGAGGTTGTCATTTCCGGGCTCCCCGCCAGATATCATCGACCATCTTCCCAATTTGATCACGCACTGCGGCGTCAGCAATGTGGTCCAACGCCAATGTCTCAACCGCCCGCAGTGTGGTCTCCATCTCGTCTAGCAGCTTCTCAGATGCCATATAGTGCTCATACCAACGCTGCTCCTGGGCTTCCCAATAGTGTGCCATTTTCATTTGATTCGTCTCCGATTGGTTCTATTATGATCTGACATTCAGGGCCGTCTTCAACCCATTTGATTTCCATCCACTCACACAAGCAGTCGTCTTCTATGATATTTTGACTCACTAAAATGTCACTGACAGCTTTTTCCAAGTTCCCCAAATCGCGCCTTCTTTTGTCAGGGCGAACTGCTAAAATCGTCAACTTATATGCGCTAGTGACTTTTTTCCCTTTAACTTGTCCCACCAACTGCCACATAGCCAGCTTTCGCCAAGCTACATATTGGGGGGACCTGTAAACCTTGCCTCCTTTTGTCGCTCTCCAAAGGCGGTTAACACTGGGTGGAAACGGTAGAACGATCTTGATCACGCTTTCGCTCCACCCATTTACGATCCAACAACGCAGCTAAGTGCCGGTAAACGTCTGATTCTTTCGACCCTGTACGCAACGCTATTTCGTAGGTGTCCAACCCCCAAGCCCAGTAAATTTCCACGGATTGGGGATCTATCGGCCTGTAGAATTGTCTAGTCGTCTTCATAGAGGTCTGGCCTCAATCTTTGGCGGGGAATGCCAGTTTCCTTAGATATCCTAGCCAAATGCCGCATGGGAACTTTGCCCCAGGCTGACACCGCTGCCTTCGTTAGATTGAGGTGCCTTGCCAAAAGGGTGATCGACCCGTAATGGCGGAAGACATCAATCAGAACCTGTGTTCGTGTCTGTTTCATAGGGGGATTATGCACCGATTCCGAAAAAGGTCAAATTGTTTGTTGACACGAATCGGGGGGTATGCGAGAAAGAGACACCCCACAACGGGAGAGAGACATGAACCTGATACCAATCGAATACAAACTGGATGAGTACGAGATGCCGGATCACCTCTATCTGACCGGCGCTTTGGATATCGAGATCGACTGCGTAGACGGCCAGCCCTACATCTGGGCTTTCCAGTTGATGGTCCACAACGGCGAGACCGGCATATCGGTTGAACATGACTACCGGCAGGGGCGCCCGGACAACTGGCACCCGTCTGTTGAGCTGCTGCGCGATCTGCATCGTGACAAGAAGCTGATGGACGACATATTTGACGACTGCGCCCGTGAAGGCATGTGGGCATAACAGGAGAATCACAATGAAAATGTCTGATGAAATCGCACAGCTTGCTACTGCTCTTGCCATCGCGCAGGGGCAGATTGAGGATGCTGCCAAGACCACCAAGAACGACTTCTACAAGTCCAAGTATGCAGATCTCGCCTCAGTGCGCGCCGCTGTCCGTCAGCCGTTTGCTGACAATGGGCTGTCTGTAGCCCAGTTCCCCCGCACCGTCCCCGGCGGTGTTGAGGTCGAGACAATGCTCCTGCATTCCTCCGGCGAGTTCATGTCAGAGACCCTGTTCATGCCGGTGAAGCATGAGCCTCACCCAATCGGCAGTGGGATTTCCTACGCCCGCCGCTACGCCCTCATGTCCATCGCCAATCTGGCTGCGGATGATGATGACGGCAACGCTGCCCAGATAGCAAAGCCTGCCGCAGAGGTTGATCTTGCTGCTGCGAAGAAGCTTGCACTCCTTGCCAAGAAGGAAGCTGAGAAGGGTCTGGATGCCCTTAACACGTTCTGGCGGGGATTGGACGCCGCTGAACGCAAGCTTCTGACTCCAGATGTCATCAAAGACCTGAAGGCTATCGCAACCGAAGTAGACAAGAAGGATACAGAATAATGAACACCATCGACCTTATGTTTGCAGACAACAATGAAGTCATCGTTGACGCTCTGGTCTCTAAGATCCGTGAGCAAGGTGAAGACCTTGAAAATCTCCAGAACAGCGTTGATAAGTTGGCCCGCTCAATTCGCGAAGTTGAGGCAATCAACGAGAAGTTGGGGGCAGATCTGGCTGCGGCTAAGAAGGCTGCCAAGGTAACCAAGGAGCCAGACTTGCCTGTTGTTAAAGGCATAAAATTCGTTCGGGGGTTACCTAAGAAGGCAGTTGCCGTACCTGTGAAGCGCAAGCCGGGTCGTCCGAAGAAGGTGGCGCAGTGATGGAACAGCGCAGCCCTGAGTGGTATGCGGCCCGCCTTGGCAAGGTGACGGCATCCCGTGTTGCGGATGTCGTTGCTAAGACTAAGACAGGCTACGGTTCTGGCCGTGCCAACTACATGGCCGAATTGATTTGCGAGCGTTTGACTGGAA